TTATCGATCAATTTAGGCTGGTTTTATATTGACCAGGCTGAAGAGGTTAGCGAAGAGGTTTTTCTTACGTTATTAGGTCGTTTAAGGGCTGTATCAAACCCACAATGCTGGATAACTGGTAACCCATTAGGACATAATTGGGTATGGCATCGATTTATACATGATCCAGTTCCTGGTAACATTATTTTTAATGCAAAGACTGAAGAAAATCTTGCAAACCTACCTGCTGGTTATGTAGACAGTCTAATGAACAACTACAATGAGATCTGGGTTAATAGATATTTATACGGATCCTGGGATGCTTTTGAAGGTCAGATTTATCCCGACTTTGAGCCCAGTGTCCATGTTGTAAATGATTTTATGCCAGATCCTGGTTGGAGAAGGTTTATTGCTATTGATCATGGAAGAACCAATCCAACAGCAGTTTTATGGGGTGCAGTGGATAATGATGATAAGATATTTGTATACCGAGAGCATTACGAAGCAGGTCAAGATGTAGACTACCATGCCAGGGCTTTGAAGGCTCACTTAAATGAAGGTAAATATGAAACTTATGTTATTGATCCGAGTACAGGTGCAGGGAAGCAAGGAGATCCAGAAACAATAGGGAATCGCTATAGGCAATTACATATCCCTGTTGTGGGAGCAAACAATGATGTACAGGGTGGGATTGATAAAGTAACAAACTGCATTAAAACCAATAAAATATTTATTACCAGGTCCTGCGAAAACTTACGAAGAGAATTAATTAATTATCAGTGGGAGCAACCCAGTGCATCCAGGGCAGATCTAAATGCTCCAGAGAAACCATTAAAGAAGGATGATCATGCTGTTGATGCTTTACGATATATGGTAGGTGAGATTGTAGATAGTGCAACCAGACCAGATACCAGGACAGACACCATGAAGTTCATTGATAACATTGTTGTGGATGCTGACAACACGCAACCAGAGTGGGATAATTACTAATGGCGATTGAATACAGAGGAGAATCTTTTCCAGGGTACAACAAACCAAAGAAATATTCTGGCAGTGGCAGATTTAAGAAGCGAGTCCTGGCAAAGAAAGGAGATAAGGTAAAGATTGTAAACTTTGGACATAAAGGGTATAAGCACAATTACAGTAAGAAAGCCAGGGATAATTATTTAAAACGATCAGCAGGAATAAAGAATAAAAGTGGACAAAATACATCCTCTGATAAGCACAGTGCAAATTACTGGAGTAGAAAGGAGTTATGGAATGCCTAAAGCATTTTGGGATAAAAAGAATCCGAAGAAAAAGAGTAAGAAACTCACCCCTTCGCAAAAAGCATATGCAAAGAAGTTAAGTGCCAGTAAGGGATGGAAATATCCTAACCTGGTTGCAAACAGCATAGCATCAAGGAAATAACATGGCAGGATTAGACTATTACCCAGCATTAGACCAGGAACAAGCATTAGATCAAGAAGCAGATGCATCAGAAAGAATACCCCAGGTTCGTAGCTGGTTAGATAAAAGTAAGAAAGCCAGAGCATCCCAGGCAGATCGATGGCGTAAAAACGAACGATTGTACTATGGGAGACATTGGGCAAACCCAAGCAAGGGAACAGAAAGCCAGTCCAGAATGATTTTTAATTTCCCTTTGGCTGTTGTGGAGACAATTCTACCTATTATTAATGACTTTCAGCCTACAGTGGATGTAATGCCACGAGAAAAGAACGACATATTCTTTGCTGAAATGATGCAGAAAAGATTTCAACAGATCGTAGAAGAGACTGATTTATATGGTCAGATCCTCCAGGCAGTAAAAGATAGTTTAATCTACTCCAATGGATTCTTACAGATCTTGCCATCCTTAACAGAAGAAGGTGTATTTAAAGGATTTGATATACAAGTAATTGATCCATTTACAGTGGTCCCTCATCCTTATGCTACTGATTTAGATTTAAAAGCAGGAGAATACTTTATGTTTGCTGTACCTATGGAGACTTCCAGGATCTTTAGGGAGTTCGGTGTTAAGGTAAGTGCAGATGGAAAGTTAGATGATTATAAGGCGTACCAAAAGGTAACGGATAATGGGGGAATAGAAAGTGCAAATGCAGAGTCTGATTATGATATGGCATTGGTTATTGAATGCTATAGTAACGAATCTGATAAAGAAAAATATCCAAATGGTAGGCATACGGTTGTTGTCAATGATAAACTGATTGTTGATGAGCCATTAGAATTATACAGGATGCCATTATTTATGGTGTCTAACTATAAATCACCACACAACTTTTGGGGTATTGGTGAAACAGAATTAGTCCGAACACAGACCAAAGCGATGAATGAAACCTTTAGTGCTATTAATGAAAATATTAGGCGTATGGGGTTTCCAATTCGGAAGGTAACCCAACGAGCCAAAGGTCAATTAACCCGACCAATAACAGGAGCCCCTGGAGAAGAAATAACTGTAGTAGATCCAAGTGATGTCACGTTTGAGTCACCACCACCTATTCCAGGATATATACAGAATTATATTGCCCAGGTTGGTCAGTTTATGGAAAACATAACTGGTGTAAATGATGTTACACAAGGTAGAAAGCCAGGAGGAGTTACTTCTGGTAGAGCCATTGTAGCTTTGCAGGAAGCCAGTCAAACCAGACAACGATTTAAAATAAACAAAGAAGTGTCCAGGCTTACAAAAGAGATTGGTGAGTACATGGTGCAGATGATCTTAACCTTTGATGAAGAGATTAAATCTATTAGACAGCGAGATGCAGAAGGCTCATTTGAGTTTACAGAGTACAATCCAATGGCTGTCTATGATGCAGATGGAAACGAAGAAGGTACACCAGAGTTTAATCCTGGAACAGCCAAGCGATTAGCAGATAGTGAATTTGATGTAGATGTTACTAATGGATCCAGATATGCCCAGGGCAGAGTCGCTAACGAAGAACGAGCAATGGAATTATACCAAGCAGGGATCTATGGTATTGAAGAGGTTGTTAATGCTCTTAATGTAAGCGATAAACAGGACATTATACAGAATTGGTATGTTCGTAACCAGATGGTTTCCCCACAGCAACAAGTCCAACAGGCAGAAGAACTTCAACAGCAGTTAGGAATGTTGATTGAAGCTATCATGCAGGAAGGAATGGGAGGACCAGCAGAAGAACAATTAGCACAATTAATAATGGCAAACCCAGCTTTGGCTGAAACGCCAGATTTTCAACAACTACCAGGTGAAATACAAGATCGTATTATCACTGTAGCAGGATTGGTTGGTGGGCAGGGAGAAGATCCAAATATGGATCAACCCAGGGCTTGAGGTTTTTCTGCCCATCACTTAACAAAAGGATAACACAATGCCAAAACTAAAAATAAAAGGTAAAACAAAGAAGTTCAAATACACAAAGGAAGGCGTTGCCTCCTATAAAAAACAATTAGCAAAAAGCAAGAAGATGCCGAAGGCTGTCGGAAATCATTCTTTACCCTCCATTTTAAACGAAAGAATGAATCTTGAAAGATATGATCATAAGAAACCCGAGATAGGTTACTATATGGATAAGGGTATAGAAACTGAAGGTCATTATGCACCGACAATGAAAAAGACTTATTTTGATAAAGATGGTGGGGGACAACCAACACAAAGAAATCAAACCAATGAAGCTCAAGAGAAAAAATTAAAAGCGAGTAGGAAGAAGAAAAGAAAAAGATTAACCCCTTCAAAACCACAGCAAGGATATTAATGATCCAGGTTATTTCTGGCATACTTACCCCTACCGAAGCAAAAGATCTCCAGGATATGGGGAAATCTGGGGCTATGTATTCTGATTTTTCTCATGAAATCATACAAAAGGTAGCAAAAGTGTATCAATCGGAATTAGATGACCAGGAATTGGTATTAACAAGTCCAAGCTATTGGAGAATAGAAACACGACCAAAAGGACATGAATGGCATTACGATGGATGCAAAGAAGAAGATGGGAAACTGGTAGACAATCATATGGCATGGTGTAATTATGGATCTACATTGTTGTTAAGCCCTAATAATTTATTTGAGGGTGGCAATTTGTTTTTTGAGCAAGAGGAAAAAGAATTTCAGATTAAAGACCATTATTTAAATGGTGTATTGTATTCAGCAGGAAAGTTTAACAACCCTATGAAACATAAGGTAACTCAACACGCTGGAAAACGGTGTGTTTTATTAATGTTTTTTTCAACAAAACCAGTGTCGAAAGACCAACTGAAAGGATAATAACATGTCAGAAATAAATGTAGCAGGAACAACAAATTTAGAAGTAACACCAGAATCTGAACAGATACAGGTGGGAAATTTTAGTGGAGATCCAACAGTGGGTGAAGTACAGCCCTCTACGGATGACTACGACAATATTCCGATCCC